CGATGACGGTGCGCTCGCCGGGTTCATCCTGGCCGCGCGCCAGCACATCGAGTCCGAGACCGGCGTCGCCTTGTGCACCCGGACGCTGCTCGGCACCGTCGACGACTTCCCCGCCGGCAAGCCGCTTTCCCTGCCGGTCCACCCCGTCCAGTCCGTGACGGCCGTCCGCTACCACGACACCGCCGGGTCGCTCGTGACCTGGTCGAGTGCCCAGTGGGAGGCCGACCTGACAGGCAACGTCCCGCGCATCGCACCGCGCAACGGCTTCGCCTGGCCGACCCCGGCCAAGAAGCTCGGCGCCGTGCAGGTCGAGTTCGTCGCCGGGTACGGCGGCCCCGAGCTCGTGCCCCAGCCCGTGATGCAGGCGATGCGCCTGCTCGTCGGTCACTGGTACGAGAACCGCGAGGCGGTGAACGTGGGCAACATAGTCAACGCGTACCCCATGGCCGTGTCGATGCTTCTGGCCGATTACAGGGCGTTCGCGTGAAGGCCGGCCGCCTCAGCCACCGGGTGACCGTCGAGCGCGCCACGGACGGCACGGACGCGTATGGCGACCAAGTTCAGACATGGACGGCGCTTGCGACCGTGTGGGCCGGCATCGAGCCGCTGTCGGGGCGCGAGTACCTCGCCGCCTCGCACATCCAGGCGGACATCTCCACCCGTATCGTGATGCGCGGCATCCCGGGGGTGACCCTGACGCCGAAGGACCGCATCCGGTTCGGCACCCGGCTCTTTGACATCAAGCAGATCGTCGACGTGGACCTTGGCGGTCGCGAGCTGCAGATCATGACGCTCGAGCGGTTCACCTGATGCCCGTCGTCTCGGACATCAAGGTCGAGGGCTTGCGCGAGCTCGAGGCCCGCCTGCTCGAGCTCGACGCGGTGGCCGGCAAGAAGCTGATGCTGCGCGCCACGCGGCGGTCGCTGCTGCAGTTCCGCAAGCAGGCGGTCGCCAACGCCCGGAGCGGGTCGCGCTCGGGTGCACTGGCTGAGGCGATCAAGATCGTGACCGTGACGCCGCGGGCGAACCAGACGGTCGCCGTGCAGGTAGGTCCGAAGAAGAAGGACCGTCGCGGCCTTGCGCTGCACAACCTGTACTACCAGCGCCGCCGGAAGGGCATCTTCTACGGGCACTTGGTCGAGTTCGGCTTTACGGCCAAGGGCCGCGCCGCGCGCAAGGTGGGCGCTCGACCGTTCCTCGGCCCCGCCTGGGACGCGACCCGCAACAGCATCCCGGCGGAGTTCCGCCGCATCCTCGGGCAGGCGCTCGACCGCATCGCCGGCCGCGCGCGCCAACGCTCGACCGCAACCGAAAGGCTCGTCGATCCATGAGCATCGAGAACGCCATCATCGCGCGCGTGAAGGCGCTCGCCACGGGTGCCGGCCAGCGGGTCTACCGCGAGGTCATCGTGCAGGAGCCGCAGCTGCCCGCAGTCGCTGTCTCGCGCACGGCAGGCGCCGGCATGGCGCGCACGCTCGGCAACGCGCCGCTGCTGCAGCGGGCGACGCTCCGGATCGAGACCGTGGGCGACACCATGGCGCAGGTCGCCCCGGTGGCCGCCGCGATCGTGACCGGCCTCGATGGCTGGTCGGGCTCGGTGTCCGGCGTGACCGTGCTGCGCGCGACGCTCGTGCAGCAGCAGGAGCAGGCCAACGCTGACGGCGACCGGACGCTCCGCGTCGTGCAGCAGGATTTCGATTTCGTGTTCCGTTGATCGCCCGCCTGGGCGCGTAGCAACCCAGCCGCCTTCGGGCGGCTTTTTTCTGGAGAAAGAAGATGCCCGCATACATTTCCACCGGCACGGTGTTCTCGGCCGGCGACGGCGCGACCCCGACCGAGGTGTTCGCCGCGGTCGCGCAGGTTCAGGAGGTCAAGTGGTCGGGATACGCCCGCAAGGTCGTGGACGCCTACGTCCTCGGCTCGAGCTACCCCGAGCGCATGGTCGGCACGCACGACCCGCAGAACGTCGAGCTCAAGCTCCTCTGGGACCCGGCCGACACCACCCACGAGGCCATGCGCACCCGGCTGCTCGCCGGCACGCAGCACAACTACCGCATCACGCTCCCCGACCCGGGCGCGTACCAGGTGCAGGTCCGCGGCTTCTTCACGAAGTTCGAGATCGACAGCCTCACGGCTGAGGGCGGCGAGATCGTGGTCAACGCCACGCTCGAGCTGACCGCGCTGCCGACGGTAACCCCGTAATGCCGGCGTCCCGGGATCTCCTGCGGGCACAGATCAGCTCGACGCTCGCCAAGGCATCGGTCCGTCCGATCACCGTGGCGGGCGTCGAGCTCTTCGTCCGGGGCCTCTCTGGCGCCGAGCGCGTCCAGCTGCAGAAGTGGGCGGCCGAGGCTGAGGCTGGCGGCGAGCCGGTCTCCGACCACCGGGTCGCCTGGATGGGGCTCTGCGACGCCGACGGCGTGCGCCTGTTCGACGCGGTCGACGACGTGGCGGCGCTCGACGGGGCCTCGGTCTCCGCGATCGCCAAGGCGGTGATCGAGGCGTCCGGGCTCGGCAAGGGTGCCGACGAGGCCGCCGAAAAAAACTGACACGCGAGCCGGAGCTGCTGCTCTGGTTCCGGCTCGCGGCGCAGTTCGGCATCCCGGTCGGTGAGCTGCAGGAGCGGATGAGCTCCGAAGAGTTCACGACCTGGGGCGCGTTCTTCCAGCTCGAGCCTTTCGGCTTCGAGGTGGAGAACTGGCGGATGGGCATGGTGGCCTCGACGGTGGCGAACGCTGCCGGGCCGAAGCGCAACGGCAAGAGCTGGCGCGTCGAGGACTTTGTCCCGGCGCGCAAGGCCGAGCCCGAGCGCGGCCAGTCGGTGGAAGAACAGCGGCGCATCCTCGCCGCGATGGTTGGCGGAGTGAATCATGGCTGACATCGGCACGTTGGTCGTCCGGATGGCGGCGGACTCGGCGCAGATGCGCTCCGAGCTCGACCGCGTGAAGGGCGAGCTGAAGAAGACCGACAGCGGAGTCTCCGCGCTGTCCGGTGCGTTCAAGAACTTGGGCGGCATCGTCGCCACGTTCTCGATGGCGGCGGTCGTCACCCAAGCGATGCAGGCCGCCGGCGCGCTGAACGACACCGCGGTCAAGACCGGCATGTCGGTCGACGCCCTGCAGCGGCTGCAGTTCGCGGCGACGCTCTCGGGCGGCTCGCTCGAGGGCGTCTCTGGCGCCGTCGCGCGGATGCAGAAGGCGCTCGTGGGCGCGGAGGAGGGCGGCAAGGAAGCGGTCGCCGCGCTCGACCGGCTCGGCCTCTCTGCCCAGCAGATCCTCGCGCTCGCCCCGGACCAGCAGTTCGAAGCCATCGCGCAGAAGATCGCGGCTATCGAGGACCCCGCCGAGCGGACCACCGCCGCGATGGCGCTCTTCGGGCGCTCGGGCGCGGAGCTCATCCCGACGCTGGTCGCCCTGGGAGCCAACGGCGAGGAGGTGGCGGCGCAGCTCTCCGCCATCGGCGGCCCGGTCTCGGCGCAGGCGATCGCCAACGTCGACACCTTGGGCGACCAGCTCGACGTCCTCACGACCGGCGCGAAGAACACCGCCATCGAGCTCACCGCGCTCGCGTCCACCATCCTCGTCCCGCTCCTGCGGGAGACGAACGAGTGGATCAAGTCGCTGCGCATCCTGACGGGCGGCGGCGGCGAGCTCGAGAAGCTGCAGCGCAAGCTCGAGATCCTGCAGGAATCGCGGGACTCCATCCCGCTTTTCTTCAATTTCGGATACGTCGAAGGGCAGGGCGTGGTGCTCGGCCGTCGCGGCCTTGAGCAGGCCATCCGTGGCGTGCGTGCCGAGATCGACGCCATGCGGGCGGCTGCGGCCGGGGCCCTGACCAGCGCCCCCACGACGGTCCCGGTCGACATCATGCAGCCGCAGGTCCCCAACTTGGGCGGCGGTGGTGCCGGCGGCGGCGGGAAGGGCGGCCAGCGTGCGCTCACCCCGGCGGAGATCCGCGAGCGCGACCAGGCGGAGCGCGAGAAGAACTTCAAGCGCGAGTACGACCTGACCGCGCTGCACTTCTCGAACCTGCAAATGCTCGCG